ATGGTATCGGCATTGAAAAGGAGAAAGATACATATCTATTTGCAGTTCAAAGAGTGAAAGGTTATAAGCGTACAAAGTAGAGGCTTGGTTCGTATGGGTTACCCGTGTTATACTGAAAATATATAGTATAACAGTTGGAGGTAGAATCCCTATGAGGATCAAGAGTATTCCGAGTTTTCCCAGATACATTATTACAGATACTGGCATGGTGATTGGTCCTCACGGGATCATGAAAGGATCAGGTATACGGTACCGTAATGTAGGTATGAAAGTAAATGGTGTACGTATTTTTAAACGGGTGAATAGGTTAGTAGCTGAAGCGTTTATACCTAATCCTTTAAACCTTCCTGAAGTTAATCATAAAGATTTAAACAAGTACAATAATTTATACGACAATCTTGAATGGATGACAGGTGAGCAGAATAAACAACATGCTAGAGATAATGGGTATAAGTGCGCAGGTCCGGCAGAGCCTGTTTGTGTTGTTAATAAATTAACAGGGGAGACATCTCAGTATCCAAGTGTGCATAGTGCCGCAAAAGCTATAGGTAAACACAAAGCTGTTATCACTCGAATGATTCACAAGTATGGTACTTATGGCAAACGTTCAGGTGACTATCTAGTAAGGAGAACCGTGTAAGATGGCACGAAAAAAGAAACGGCGATCTACGCCGCCTACGCAATTAGTAAATCCACAGGCAACAATCAAACAGTTACAATCACAACTCGTTGACCCCGAAGTTCAGCGGTGGCTGTGGCACGGTGCGCAAGGTGTCCGGGAAAGAGTTCTGCAATTGAACTTCAGGACGTTAAGAAATCTGTCTCAGCGTCTTCCGCTTATTAACGCAATTATCAATACACGTACAGATCAGGTGCTACCCTTTTGTCATTTCGCGGTGGAGAAAGGCGATAAAGGATTTAAGTTTGAGATCGAAAACAGAACGGAAGAGTTCAAGAGCGCAAAGATAAGTGATAACGAAGTCATGCAGTTGTCAACATTCATAGAGCAGACCGGTTTTGAGTTCGACGTTGAACGTGAGGATGATTTTGCGGATTACATATCAATGCTGGTCAGAGATGTATATGAAATCGATCAGGTAGCAACCGAGGTTCAGCGCAATAGAGCTGGTGACGTAATAGCATTCTGGGGGCTTGACGGTGCTACGATCTTCAGGGTTGCGGATGAGAAACGATTTGCACGGGGCGTCCGTTATGTTCAGATGATCGAGGATAAAATCTACAATGAATATAACGGCGATGACATTCTGTTTGATTATCGGTTCAAGCGTTCTGATATTAAGTATAGGGGATACGGTTATAGTCCTATTGAACAGGCAATTGACATAATCACGACTCTTCTGTTCGGATATAATTACATACGTGATCAACTCATGAAAGACAAAGTACCAAAGGGATTCATTCAGGTTATGGGTGACGTTGCGAAACCTCAGCTTGACCAGATTAGAAACTATTGGTATGCGGCTATGTCTGGAGCCGGTGGTCAGTGGGCAATCCCGATTCTTCCCAGTGGTAAGGACGGCGTAGGGATCGACTTCAAAACACTGTCCCAGTCAAATAAGGATATGGAATATCACAAAACGATTATGTTTGTCAGTTCGCTTATGGCGGCGGTATTCTCAATCGATCTTGCTGAGATGGGAATTAAGACTGATGATTCTACTTCCCTGATCGGGGAGAACATGGAGCCGCGTATTCAGCATTCAAAAGATCGCGGGCTGGGATCGATGCTGGCATTTATTGAACAGCACATAAACAAGGTAATCAGAAAGTCCTCTCCCAAATATCGATTTAAGTTTGTAGGGTTGACGCCTGAAGATGAGGAAAAGAAATCGTCAGTCAGGTCTAAACAGTTGGCGACTCATAGAACAATTGATGAGATCCGTGAAGAGGATGAGCTTAAACCGTTTAATGAAGACTGGTCAAAAATGCCATTACATCCACAAGCGGTTCAGATATTTCTTGCGGACAAACAGGCTGATCAGCAGGCCGCAATGCAAGAACAGGGTGGTGGTGGTTTTGATGATTATGGAGGTGAAGACAACAGCCCGGCGGGAGAAGAGAGCGGGTTGAGTGATACTAAAGAAAAAAAGGGTGATGAATTATTCACCAATGAGACCCGGAAATCTCTGGCGGCGTTTGGAAAGTATACGGATGACTTAGAACGCAAACTGCATATTGTAATTGATTAAAGGGGCATGCATGTCAAAGCGGAAAGGACCGAAAGAGATTAAAGAAGAGCGCATACACAAACGGCATTTATTCTATATTAAGTTTGGTGTGTATATCGCTTTGGTAGTCGGAGTAGTGGGGAGTCAGGCAATTGTAATGGTTGACGACTTGACTACGATTTTGAAACCTGTGGAGCTTGGTCAGGTCGGGGGTGCTGTGATAGTTGCCGGAGCGTTGTATAACAAACTGGAGAATGATCGGGGAAAAATTAAACCACGTAACACTATGCGGTTGTTACGGAATGCAATCTATCATGGTTTCTTTTGGATGACAATTATGGGGAGTTGGTGGTAATGGGAAGATTGCGTAAGAACTTTGGAGTATGGTGTCATTGTCCTGAAGGTAAGGTGTATCTGCTTATGCGTAAATGGATCTTTAAAAGGGTTCGAGGTAGAAAAGATTACGTTAGGATTGTCTGTGAAAAGTGCGGTGCGCAGTGGGATAGCAATCTATCGGTATATAGGGAGCGGGTAATATGAGCGGATTAACAACAGATGAGAATGATCCGGGACTGAAAGAGATCAGGTCAGACGGTCAACAGGAAAAGTATATAGTTCTATCAGAGGAAGAGCGCGCAAAGGGATTTGTTCGACCTGTGAGGAGATCGTATATTCATAAGAAGTGTGGTGGGAATACTAAGATGGGATTGGCGTTAGCTGAGACTTATGCCCGTGAGCCTTCATTTTATGGAGGTACTTTCTGTGCTATTTGTGGCGACCATTTTGATTTGCTTAAAGATGGTGAGCGTCAATTTGAATGGGAAGATGGTACCGGAGTGGGTGAGTGAGACTTGTTATACTTGCAAAGGGCAGGAAAGTTCCGGTAGGCAGTACAAGTCCTTCCGGGAAGTCTAAAAAGATTGCTGAAGGGAAATGGGTACGAGTGTCCGCTTCCCGGAAGAATCTGCCCAAACGTGTGAGCAAGCAGTTTACAATTCCCCCGGCGTGGAAGGATGTACATTATTTTAGTGATCCGAAAGCGAAACTATTGGTCAAGGGTACAGATGCGGCGGGACGTGTTCAGTATTTATATAACCCGGAACATGTGACCAAGAAGTCCGCTGAGAAGTTCGCACGTATTAACGATATGAATAAGCAGTACGATGCGATCAGTGTGGAGAATGCGTTTAATGCAAGCAAGGGTGTGAAAGCCGCGCAGTGTCTTGCTTTGATTATGGATACCGGTATCCGGCCGGGAAGTGAGAAGGATACGAAAGCGAAAGTGGATGCCTACGGCGCGTCAACATTGGAGGGTCGGCATGTGAAAATACAGGGTGATAGTGTAATGCTTGAGTTCGTTGGTAAGAAAGGAATACCTCTAACAATTTCGATCAATAATCCGGGCGTTGCAAAGATGATCATACGCAGTAAGAGAGCGGCCGGTAATAAGGGAAAGCTTTTTGGCGTTACGGGTGATCAACTCAGGCTGTACACTTTGAAGCTGGGAGATAATGCAGGATTCACGACTAAAGAGTTTCGTACTCATTTGGGTACGACACTGGCAATGAAAACGAAAAAGAAGATTAAGAAGCCGGGAACTATGAAGGAATACAAAGCGGCTGTGAAAAAGATCGCTGAGGCTGTGGCAACTCAGTTAGGGAATACTCCCAGAGTGGTACTGCAATCGTATATCAACCCGGCTATATTTGAGAAGTGGAGGTCAGCAGTTGAAATGTCTACTTAGAAAATGGTTAGTTAAGCGGCTCAAAGCAAAACACATACCTGAAGGTAGTGTGCTTCCGTTAGGACTAAAAATCGTATGGGGGTTGTGTAATTGAAACCGCCTAATGTGTATATCGGAGAAGTAAAAGGCATTGCATGGACTCCAAACACTGAGCCGGACGATGATGATATATTAGAATCAACGCCTGAAGAGGTTGTTCAGATACTAGGGTTTGATCCTTTAGAAATAGATGATAAGAGTAATCAGTCAGATAGATAGATAGTAATTATGTAGGGAGGAAGACAGATGATTTTAAAGGTATTGCAATCGGATACAAAGAAATGGTTTTATTATGATTCCATACGTTTATTCAAATCGAAAAGGGCAATGTATGATAACGATGAGGAGAATGTAGTAGGGAATCAAGTAGTATTATTGCCAAAAGAACGAAATGAAGGGGATACGGTTTTGAGATGTGATGCTAATTTTGAGGATGGTAGCTGTCTGGAGATTGTATTTAGTGAGGAAGGTTATCTTCTTAATAACAAAGGTGAAACTATTGAAAGATTAGATTAAGTCAGGATCTATCTGACTGACTTATAAGGATGATACAGAATGAATGATATGTATAGAGATTCTATGATTACCATTAAGTGTAATATCTATACCGCTGAAGAGTTGCTTCCTCTGTTAAAACAGTTAAAGACTATGAGTCAGATTGGTTGTAGTCGAACCATTAAAATTGAGGATTACGACGGTGACAATACATTTAGTATTGATGGCGATGGTCCTAGTTTGATATCCGAAATCAGACAGGATGGTGAACTGGTAAAGGCTAAGAAAATGCCTATAAATACTGTGTCCCATGGCAGAAGAAAAGTGGCTGAAGGAAAATGGGTACCAGTTAAGTCAGATAAGACTAAAAAGAAACCTAAACTTAAATCATACGAAGTTGTGATTAAAGTAAAAGAAACTTCGGGTAAGGTTGTAGATGAGATAATTGATTTGAGAGACACTGATGATTTTTTTGTTCAGACATATCTTAAAAGACAAGAGAAGAAGAAAAAGCTGAAAGCAGGATTTGACAAACTTAAAAGTATGGGTATTAAGTCAGATAGTGATATAGATAAATATCGTAAAAAGGGAGAAGCAAGATCCGGTGCATTTATACGTATAGCAGGACAAGAAGTATGGGATAAGATCGAGTTTGAAATGATGGTGGGTCAATTTCCAAAGATAGGTAAGTCTATAAAAATAATTAAGAAATCTAAAAAGATCAGAGCTTCCTGTGGTGATGAAATGGAAGCCAAACTGAGAAAGGAAGGCTTGTACATCGAGGGCAAGACCAAAGCGACGATCAAACCTAAAGAACTGGCGATGGGTATCAAGGAAGAAATGGAACATACGAAAGATAAAAAGATAGCACGGCAAATAGCTCTGGATCATCTTGCGGATGACCCGGATTATTATAGTAAGCATATGACTAAATCCCAGAGGAGGAATACGATGAACAAATCGAGATATACGCGTAGGACTGGTGGACCGGGAAACTATAAGTATGAGTAT